TGTTAAGGCACAGGAACTCATTCTTAGTCTCCTCAAAGAACGTGCTGAAACGGGTCGTATCTACATTATGAACATTGACCATTGCAACTCTCACTCTTCCTTTAAGGACAAAGTTGAGATGAGCAATCTGTGTCAAGAAATTACTCTACCAACTTATCCTCTTCAGCATATTGATGACCCTAATGGGGAAATTGCTCTCTGTATTCTTTCTGCCATCAATGTTGGTAAAGTGAAGTCTGATGAAGAACTAGAAGAACTTTGCGATCTTTCTGTTCGTGGATTGGATGAGTTGATTGACTATCAAAAATACCCCGTAATTGCTGCAGAAATCGGCACCAAGGCACGTCGTTCTCTTGGTATTGGTTATATTGGTCTTGCCCATTATTTGGCAAAACTTGGGTTCAAATATGACTCTCAAGAAGCATGGGATGCAGTTCATGGTCTTTCTGAATCTTTCCAATATTATCTACTGAAAGCATCTAATCAAGTTGCTAAAGAGAAGGGTCATTGTGAATACTTTGGTCGTACAAAATATGCGGATGGCATTCTTCCTATTGACACATACAAAACTGATGTAGACGAAATCTCTTCTATTCCACTTCAGCATGATTGGGAAACTCTTAGAGCATCTATCCTGGAACACGGTCTCAGGCACTCAACACTGTCCGCACAGATGCCATCGGAGAGCAGTTCCGTTGTGTCAAACGCAACTAATGGAATCGAACCTCCTCGTGGATACCTGTCCATTAAAAAGTCAAAGAAGGGGCCTCTTAAGCAAATCGTTCCTCAGTATGCAACTCTTAAGAACAATTATACGCTTCTTTGGGATATGCCTAGCAATACTGGTTATATTAATGTTGTTGCCGTTATGCAGAAATTCTTTGATCAAGCGATTTCTGGAAACTGGTCTTATAATCCAGAAAATTATGCCGACAATGAAGTTCCTGTGTCAGTGATGGCAAATGACTTTTTGACTACATACAAGTACGGGTGGAAAACTTCTTACTACCAAAACACTTATGATATTAAGACTGATGAGGTAGTTGAAGAGAAACCCAATTTGCAAGATTTGATTAACGAATTAAGTTCAGTAGAGGAGGGAGAGTGTGAATCCTGTGCAGTTTAAAATTTCTTCAGTTGAAGAAAATCCAACCCAAATCAAAGGAATGACAGTTTTTAATACCGAGAACATTGATAGAAAAAAACAACCAATGTTCTTTGGTGCTCCTCTTGGAGTTCAAAGATATGATTCATACAAATATCCTATCTTTGAAAAACTTACAACTCAGCAGCTAGGATACTTCTGGAGACCTGAAGAGGTATCTCTCCAGAAGGATCGTGGAGATTATCAAACTCTTCGTCCTGAACAGAAGCATATCTATACTTCCAATCTGAAGTATCAGATCATGCTTGATAGTGTTCAGGGTCGTGGTCCTGGTATGGCATTTCTTCCATATTGCTCACTTCCTGAATTGGAAGCATGTATGGAAGTGTGGGGTTTTATGGAAATGATTCATAGTCGTTCCTATACCTATATCATTAAAAACATCTATTCGGACCCTTCAGAGGTATTTGATACTATCATCAACGACAACCGCATTCTAGAGCGTGCTAAGAGCGTTACAGAGTCTTATGATGACTTTATTCAATCAGCACAACAGTATGGTGTATCTGATACTTGGATGCACAGACTTGAGGGAGTCTCATACGCAAAAGAAACAATCAATGATGTCAAACGAAAACTTTACAGAGCAGTCGCAAACGTTAATATTCTTGAAGGTATTCGCTTCTACGTTAGTTTTGCTTGTAGTTTCGCCTTTGGTGAACTTAAGCTTATGGAAGGATCCGCTAAAATCATTAGTCTCATCGCAAGAGACGAAAATCAACACCTAGCACTTACTCAGAATATTCTGAATAAGTGGAGAGAAGGTGATGATCCTGAAATGCAACAAATTGCAAAAGAAGAAGAAGAGTGGGTCTATAAAATGTTTGATCGTGCGGTAAATGAAGAAAAGAAATGGGCAGATTATCTGTTCAAAGATGGAAGCATGATTGGACTTAATGATAAACTTCTTCAGCAATATGTTGAATGGATTGCAAATCGTAGACTTAAAGCGATTGGTCTAAAACCACAATATGATATCTCAGCTAATAATAATCCACTTCCTTGGACCCAACACTGGATTTCTTCCAAAGGTCTTCAGGTTGCTCCACAGGAAACTGAAGTAGAATCCTATGTCGTAGGAGGCATTAAGCAGGATGTTACCAAAAATACTTTCTCAGGATTCAAACTATGATGAATGGTGTGAGCAGGAAATCCTGAACGCATATAAAGATGCTGCGGAAACAGATCTTTTTTTATTTGGTGATTATGATTATTCTTATGTTTGGAAAGACACAAATAGTAATGATGTTGCATAGATAGGGGAGGTTAATCCTCCTTTTTTTATGCCTAAAAATCAACTTACGAAAGATGAACTAAAGGTTCGTGTCTTAAAATTAAAAGACAAACTTCACAAAGAACATATTCGTCCCGAAATGGATATGAAAGGACTTGCTAATAAATATCTTAACGAAGTTCTTGATATTGTTAATGAGTATAGATATTGACTATGAAAATCCTTGGGTTTATAATGGAAAACCTTTTATTTCGGATGATATACAAGATTTTTTTGGTTTTGTTTATCTTATCCAGAATAATCTTAATAACAGGAAATATATTGGTAGGAAATATTTCTGGCAGTTTAGAACTCCTAAAGGGAAAAAACGAAAAGTAAAATCAGAATCAGATTGGAAAAAATACTATGGGTCTTGTCCGGAACTTAAAGAAGACATTATCAAATTTGGCAGAGAAAATTTTAGTAGAACTATCGTATCATTACATAAAACAAAGGGCAAAACAAACTTCGAAGAGACAAGACAACTCTTCGGAAATAATGTCCTCACAGAAGGACTTGACGACGGAACTCCAAGATACTACAATAGCAATATCCTCAACAGGTACTTCCGAAAAGATTATTATGGAAACAACGACTGAAGATATCGTCGCACATGTGAGGGAGTGGTCTCTTGAGAGGGCAGCAGATAGAAATCTTTCTGAAGAGAATGCTCGTGCTATTCTTGCAGAGTTTTATGAATGGATTGAACCTGAAGGTGATGAACTTGAAATTGTCTCATTGGAACCAGAAGATTGACAAAATCTAAATAAAAACTTATAATGTTAAGATTCACAACTATGTGAATCTTTTTTATTATGAGACTTTGAGTGACAATTAGAGCCGTGGAAAGTGCCCTTCGAGAGAAGTGGTGTACCCCCTTTCTATACGGATGTAGAGTTCAATTAAAATTAATGCAACAATTCTTTACTGTAGCCCTGCCTCTTCTGGCATCGGTTACAACCAATATGGCAACACTGCCTGTATTTCCTCCTTTGACGACACCTCCAGTGCCGTTTTCTGTTATTAAGGAGTTTGAAACTACGACAGCGACCAAAGAGGTTGCTCCCGAAAAGCCAAAAGAGAAAAGGCTAATTTGTAAAGGGTGTAATGAACATGAGAATGCTACCCTGGCGTACTTCCAGGATCGTGGTATTAAAGACAGAAACGCCCTTGCTACCATCATGGGTAACATTCGTCAGGAATCAACTTTTGTTCCTAACATTTGTGAAGGTGGTAGTAGAACCAGTTGGAGTAACTGCGGCCGTGGTTACGGACTGATTCAATGGACATCTGCCGATCGTTATTATGGATTGGGTGATTTTGCTAAGAGGTATGGTGGTTCTCCATCAGCACTTCCAACGCAACTTCGTTATCTAACGACTGAAGTTCAATGGAAACGAATTGAAGATAGGATGAAAATTCCTGGTAAGTCTATCAATAGTTACATGGACTATGCGTATAGTTGGATTGGTTGGGGGCATCATGGTGCTCGTACTTCGTATGCTCATGATTATGCTTCCAGACTGATTCCGGTAGAAGTTTAATACAATAGAATAAATAGAGGGGAGTGCTGCAGACCTCCCCTTTCTTATGTTTAAATTTGGAAAAAAGAAACCAGATATAAAACAATACGCAATAATCGGTATAATATTATCTTCTATTATTGCAGCACTCTCACAATGTACAGGAGTTTCTGAGACTGGTCTTTGGGACTTACTAGACGAAATTCAAAGAAAATATTTTCCAGGCACAATACTTAATGAGTTTGTGATTAAGGATGATAAGAAACTTGAAAGAAGAATCAAGCGTGATGTTGATGCAGCAATAGCAGAGTATGAACGCTTGACAGGAGACGATGGAAAGGTTAGAATACCTTCACCACGATACTCAGAGAAACCTATCAATACTGAAATCCAAACTGGAGAATCAAGATTGTTGGGAGGTGAAATGAGAATCTGTGCTCCATGGGTTGACGACTGCCCCAAGCAGTAGTATAATATCAGAGTTGAGAAATCAACTGCGGCACTCCCCTTCGGTAGGTTCAGGAGTGGCGGCGATAGGAACCTACTTTATGCCTCAGTAACTCAGTGGACTAGAGTATCCGCCTTCTAAGCGGTTAGCCGTTGGTTCGAATCCAACCTGAGGCGTTAGACTTTTTAACAAAAAAAGTCTTATAAATAAACACACTTAGGTCGAAAACAATGTCTTTCCAAATGAACAAACAGATTAGTACTCTTGATTGCCGCTATTGGCATATTGAGGGAACTCCCCTGTTTGCGAATATGGAAAAACATATGTAAGATGTAATCCATAAAAGCAAAAGAACAGGGGAGAGAAACAAAAAGTTTCCTCCCCTTTTTATTGCCTGTGACAGTTTCCTAAGTGCCCACCAATCTCCCCTCAGAGACCAAACGGTGGTATTCTTAAAGGGTGGTTGAGAGACCACCAGCACATCGACAACCGAATATTTTCCACATTATATGGGTCTGTAACTCAGTTGGTAGAGTAGCGGGCTTTTAACCTGTAAGTCGTCGGTTCGAGCCCGACCAGACCCATCGTGGGAGGATTTCCGAGTGGCTAAAGGAATCTGACTGTAAATCAGACGGCTCTGCCTTCGCAGGTTCGAATCCTGCTCCTCCCACCTTGACCCATTAGTGTAGCGGTCTATCACGCCACCCTGTCACGGTGGAGATCACGGGTTCAAATCCCGTATGGGTCGTATCCTTCACAATAGTTTTGCCAGTTTTGTCGTGAAGGACTCAGTAAGAACTGGAATTGGGGAGGGAAATCAGTGGTCCGATTTTAAATTGGAATTAAAAATACAGGTTAACCCTCCCATCAAGTTCCTATCGACTAGCGGTTAGGTCACCACCCTTTCAAGGTGGCAGCACGGGTTCGAATCCCGTTAGGAATACTATGGAAACATAGCTTAGTTGGTAAAGCATTCGACTGATAATCGAAAGACCACTGGTTCGAGTCCAGTTGTTTCCATTGGAAGATTGGCAGAGCGGTTAATGCAGCGGTTTGCTAAACCGTGAGGGTAACACCTCCGTTGGTTCGAATCCAACATCTTCCGTGTGTCGTTAGCCTAGTGGTAAGGCATCGGTTTGTGGAACCGACTAGATGGGTTCAATTCCCATACGGCACCCCGCCCTTATAGCTCAGTGGTAGAGCAACTCACTAGTAATGAGTAGGTCGTTGGTTCAAATCCGACTGAGGGCTTCTGAGGTCGCCAAGTGGTAAGGCAGCGGGTTTTGGTCCCGCCATTCGTGGGTTCGAATCCTACTCTCAGAATTTGTCCTTTTAGCTCAGTGGAGTAGAGCAGTAGGCTACGAACCTATGTGTCGGGAGTTCGAATCTCTCAAAGGACGCTTGACAGATTCATAAGAATCTGTTACTATATAAAAGTGATAGAGGTTAAGTCACTGTTATACCCTTATGAGGTATATCACACTTAATCCATCAAGTCGATGTGGCGGAATTGGTAGACGCGCTGGGTTTAGGTTCCAGTAGATTAATCTGTGAAGGTTCAAGTCCTTTCATCGACACTTGACAATCAAACTAAAATAGTTTATGATTGTCTTATAAGCGGAGTTAGTTCAGCGGTAGAACGCTATCCTTCCAAGTTAGATGTCGTCGGTTCGATTCCGATACTCCGCTCTGAACCTTCGGGTTCTTTATTCCCCTGTGGCGCAGCGGTAGCGCGAGAAACTGTTAATTTCCAGGTCACAAGTTCGAATCTTGTCGGGGGAGTTGATAGGGTTGGAAATATCTGATTCTATCAAATTGAAAACGCTGGACAAACTTTGGAGGTATAAACCCTTGCAAGGTCTCCCACCCCATTTGGGTGCCTTCCTGAGAACAGGAAAAATAAGGTTTGGTGTTTTCTCTTATTCGCTGCCCTCTAACGCAGTGAAAATTGCAGAAAGTGTCTTCTGCGGGTGGTGGCCACTCATCACCTTTCGGGCGATTAACTCAGCGGTTAGAGTGTCTGCTTTACACGCAGAAAGTCCGCAGTTCGAATCTGCGATTGCCCATTGCATAAATACTTGAAAAAAAGTATAATGGAGAAATTGTTTAAACTCTTAAGTGATGCTCAATCGTCACTTTTTGTTTTATTTCATAAAACTTGGGCATTTCATTGGAATGTTGTAGGGAGTGATTTTACTCAACTCCATCAACTCTTTGGCGGACAGTATGAGACTATGTTTGAAGAGGTTGATAGACTCTCTGAGCATATGAGATATCTAAATATTAAACCTTTAAGTTCTCTCTCAAGAATGCTTGAGGTAACTCAAATCAAAGAGGCAGTAAGTTCAACTGGAGCAGGAGAAATGCTTCAGGAACTTCTTGATAATAACATCAAGTTTTGTGAGTTAATGGTAGAGATTTCGGAAGAATCAGAAGCACAAAAGCAATATGCAACTGCTAATTTGGTTCAAGACTTAATGGAATCCCACGGCAAATTTGTATGGATGTTAAGATCACATTTACAGTGAATAGGATGAAGAACAATGTTATCAATAAGATGCAAAGATTGTAACAAAGAATTACTTGGACACCCAACAAAAACTATAACTTGTGGGTGTTCAAATATGGCAACAATTCGCGGAGATAAGATTTCAGCACTTGACTTATCTAGAGTTGTTATGCTAAACTCATTAAAGGAAACACAAAAATCAAATGTGCTTTCCAATCAAGATCTTGCTTTTCAGGAAGCAAGAAGACAACGTAAAGTTCGTAAACTGGACTTCGAGATTCGTTGAATCTCATATTGGAGAGGTGGCCGAGTGGTTTAAGGCAGCAGTCTTGAAAACTGCCGAAGTGAAAGCTTCCGTGGGTTCGAATCCGACCCTCTCCGCTATAATTGATACCAAAATTTAATAATTTCTTCAACAGTGTTACATAATGAACACATTTCATTGACATTCAAAATTTGAAAACTATTATATAATAGTACTACGCAGAAAACCCATGGACGAACATACGTTTGATAACTGGGTAAAAATAAAAGAAACTTTTGAGAAATCTGGTAATACCAGTAATATGTTTTATCGTAGAGCCTGTGAAATTATTAAGACAGGTCGCGACCCTCTTGCAAAATTTCTTGGAGATGAAAAATGACTCCTGATGAAGTACAGGAAATGATTGACCAATCAGTTGCAAAAGCAATTGACAAACACAATAAAACTGCTACAATAATATCAGCAACAATCGGTTCGGTTTTGCTTTTCTTCTATGCCCATGGGGTTCTTGCTGTTATAGATAGAGTACGATGAGAGACTTTGCTCATTTAATTCTGGATAATCAGGTTTCGCTTTTTATCCTTTGCTACCTCTTGACAATGGTTCCAGTCTTGGGTATAATGGTTATACATCAAACAAAACAAAAGTAACGGAATGTAGCTCAGTTTGGTAGAGCACTCGCTTTGGGAGCGAGATGCCGCAGGTTCGAATCCTGTCATTCCGACTCATAAAAATTGACTTTATGAAAATGTATCAAGAAATTAACGAACTTAAATCATTTACAGTAGAAGAGTTTCAAGCAGATTTTGATAACTTGATAGATAGAGTTGAAAAAGGAGAATCATTTATCATAACAAGTGAGCATGGAAATGTAGTTATGATTCCTTACAATGAAGTTGTGCAGATATGTGAAGACGCAAATGTGGATATTGATGATATAGTTAAAATCCACACCGATCACGAAGAAGGTTCTTGACAAAGAGTTCCAGGTCCTCTAGAATAGACCTGGATTTATGGGGGTATAGCTTAATGGTTAGAGCGGGCTCCTTATAAGGGCTTAGTCTGGGTTCAATCCCCAGTATCCCCATTCGCTATTTGCGAATAGCGAATGCTGGTTTAGCAATCTGGCGAATGCAATCGACTCATAATCGATGGGAGGCGAGTTCGATCCTCGCAACCAGCACTGGACAGAAACCGAACTGTCCTACTTGACTTTCAACACTATTTTTCCTATAATAACAAGGTCAACATTCAAAACAATGACTCTCACTTCTAAATTTAAGAAAGACGTTCAAACCCTTCGTGGTGCTGCTAATGGTGAATTCTATCTTGATGTAAAGAATCCAAAACTCTTTAAAAAAGTTCGCCGTTTTTATGAGCAAGAAGGTGTAGTATTCTCTGGTGATCCTCTGGATGATTATGAAATGCTTATGGAATATGTTCTTTCTGATCTAGAAACAATCGAGGTTGCATGACAAAAGTTCTTCTTGAACGTGAGGGATTTAGGTTTGTTGAACGGGGAATTATTGAACTGAACGGCAAACCAGATTACCGTCTTCAAATGCAAGATTATTATTCTAAGAGGTGGAATGACGTTTATTTGTTCGATAATTCTATGCAATTTTCTCTTGCAATGGAGGATATTGAGTATGCGAAATGGTTGACTGATCAACCATGTTATATTGATCCTGATGATATTGAAGAATGATAATGCAAACTCTTTCTAATTGGATAAATCCACAATATCTCAATTCTTCATACTTTGAACAATTGCAGGAAACTGTAAAATCAAAACCAGATATTAAATATCTAGTTTTAGATAATTTCTTTAAAGAAGATAAGTTAGAAGAACTAATCAAGCAGCATCAAACTTTAGAATTCAGTGAATATCTTGATAGAAGGTCTGACACTGATTCAGAACTTCTTCCTTATGATGGATCTGTTGTATTTGCAAATCAAGAAATTCATATTGGATCTGATTTATTTTTTAATCCAGAATGGCACGAATATCTTGTTCGATTGGTAAATTCTAACTATCAATTGAATCATCCATGTCATACTGAAATTAAACTTAGGTATCACAGACCATATGCAAATGGATTTTGGATTCATACTGATAGTTTTTCTAGAAAACTTGTAGTTATTTGCTACTTCAATAAAAATTGGAAATATGAAGATGGCGGCATGTTACAATTATGGAGAGTTGATGAAGAATGTTCTGAATCGTCATTTAAAATTAATAACATTAATCCAGAATCTAGGATGGATTTTTTAACAACTCATAAAAGAATTCAAACTGATTGTCCAGGTGGAGGATTTGCTGATAATAAAGTCCATGATTTGGTTCTAATTGATCAAATACTTCCTATATACAACAGAGTTTTTATTTGTGATTTGAGTAATGATTTATCATACCATAGCGTAACTCCCAGTAATGGAAAAGAGCGTACTGGTTTTGTTCAGTGGTTGATGTAAATAATAGTCTCGGTATGACTTAAAACTAGCCCTGGTCGGGAGCAAAACCCCTTATGTCTAAAACAAGTATCCTACGATATCTTGGCAATATTCTTCTCATTATTGGTTATCAAATCATGCTATGGGGAGATTTTAAATATGGACTACTGGTAAAGTTTATTGGTGGCTCTTTAACTATACCATTTGCAATTAAACTAAAACTCTACGATGTCTTAGTTTTATGTGCATTCTTTTCTGTGAATGAACTTGCAAAACTGTCCCAACTTTTCCTAGTTTCTCAAAACTAGGTGGTGGAGTCAATGACCCATTAGGTTTCCAATTTCCTTAAAAAATTGGTGGTGCGGATGGGACTCTCTCCCGCCTGGTTTCCAATTTCCAGCCAAAGAATTGGTGGCGAGCCTGAATTGCATAAGAGGGGTTTACACAACCCCTCTTTTTTTATAGAATACATAGTATAAACAAAATTGTTGTCTATGAAAGTTATTATTCCCATGTCTGGGATGAGCAGTAGATTTTCTGCAGTGGGATATCAACTACCAAAATACTTGTTGGAAATAGATGGTAAAACTGTAATTGAGCATATCGTAAATCTTTATCCAACAGACTCTGAATTTGTTTTTATTGTAAATGATAAACACGCAGAACAGACTAACATATTAGATCTTTTACAAACACTTTGTGATAATAAAAAAATAATTACTATTCCATCTCATAAAAAGGGTCCTGTATTTACAGTATCTAAAATTTTTGATCTGATTGATGATGATGAGCAAGTAGTTGTAAATTATTGCGATTTCTCAATGTATTGGGATTATGGAGATTTTGAAAATTTTGTAAATAA